GTAACTGGACAATGGTATCATATCGCTGTAGTAAGATCAAGCGGTGTTACACGACTTTATGTCAACGGTGTTGCAAACGCAACAACATATACAGATACAAATGATTATGGCGTTTCTAGTCAATTTACAATAGGGGGTGCTGGTGATACTCTAGGAGCCTCTACATATGGACATCTTAGCGACATAAGAGTAACAAAGAGCGCAGTATATTCGTCTGCATTCACACCATCAACATCACCACTTTCTCTAATCAATAACACAACTATGTTGTTGAGTTTTACTAATGCTAAGATAATTGATCAAACTTCTAAAATGAGTTTTGCAACATTTGGTGGTGCAAAACTTTCTACTGCACAGAAAAAATTTGGTGATAGCAGTCTTTTACTGAATGGTACATCAGATTACGTTGCGCCAATAGGTATCACACCAGGTTTTGGTAAGAGTGATTTTACGATTGAATCTTGGATATATCTAAACACCACAGCAGGAACACAAGTAATATTTGACTCTAGACCGGCTGGTACCGCATCTCAAACAAACTATGCCACACTAGCTGTCGTGAGCGGTTCGATGAATTATTATACCGCCTCAGGCCTTACGATAACAGGATGGTCTCTCAGTGCCAATCAATGGTATCATATTGCTCTATCAAAAAGCGGAACATCAACAAAATTGTTTATTAACGGTAGTCAGGCTGGTAATACATATACTGATTCACAGACTTATATAATGGGTACAAATAGACCTATCATAGGAGCCGATGGTAACAATCCAGCAACCAGTTTCTACAACGGTTGGATTGACGAACTTCGTGTTTCTGGGGTGGCTCGCTACACAGCAAATACGACAGTACCAGATCAAGCATTTGCGGATAGATAAATAAAAGAAAACAAGCAGGCTTAAATGGCAATTAATTTTCCATCATCACCAACGAATGGGCAGACCTATACATCCAACGGTTCAACTTGGATATTCAATACTGCTGCTAATGTCTGGTTGAGTTCGACCTCTACCCAAGGGCCTGGTGGTTACTTTCTAGGTAACAATGGTGAGAGGGGTGAAGGTAGTAGTATTGGTGATATCTTCCGTATGCACGCCAATACACTGTCTGCTAATGTCACAGTCTATAGCGGCAACAATGCGGTTGCTGTTGGTCCACTATCAGTTATCACAGGAAAGACGCTCACGATTCAGACCGGAGCTAGAGTTTCCATCGTATAAATACTAAGAAAAACTTTTCAAAGGATAGAAAATGTCAGTTCTAAGTGTCGCAAATGTCTGGTTTGAGTCAACAGGTGCCAACCGAATTGACCTGATCGCGAGCAACAATCTCATCCGTATTACGGGTGCAGGTGGTATGATCTTCCCATCAGGCAATACAGGTTCTCGCCCTACAGCCAATATCGCCGGTACTGTTCGATTTAATACAGACTTCAACTCACTTGAAGCATATGATCCTGTATTACAAATTTGGGTACCTGCTACGGGAGCTGTCGGTGGTGGTAATAACAGAGTATTCTTCGAGAATCAGCAAAACGTCTCAAATGACTATACTATCACAACCGGCTATAATGCAGGCACGTTTGGGCCAGTTACAGTCAACGGTGGTGTGACAGTCACCATCCCAGCCAATTCCGTCTGGACAGTCGTATAAATAAAACGAGATAAAAAGGTAAAAGCGATATGCCTATTAAACTTCAGTCAACAGCCGGCGGTTCAGTAACGATAGATGTACCAGCATCAACGGCTACAGCCACACTCACTCTACCCGCAAATACTGGTAACATCGTAACTACTGGTGCTGGCACTGTTGGTGGTAATCTTGGTGTCACGGGTACTCTCAGTGATGGTCTAGGAAACGTCAGAAGAGTTCCTCTAAACAGTCAGACTTCTGCTTATGGATTGACAGCCAATGATGTTGGTCAGACAATCTCTATCACAACTGGCGGTGTTTATGTACCAAACGCTATCTTCTCGGTTGGTGACAACATCGTAATCTATAATAATTCTAACTCATCACAATCAATTACGCCTAATAGTGGTGTCATCATGTTTGATGCTGGTAACACAGGTAACGGTGGTGCAAAAACTCTTGCAGGTCGTGGTCTTGCTACAGTCTATTGTGTTGGTGCTAACTCGTTTGTAATCTCAGGTGTTGGTCTGACCTAATGACAATTTATAGTTTTACTGTCAGCGGAAGTTTTTTTAAGAAGCCAGTAGCATCTGGTGGAGCCGCTGGTAGTTATGACTTCACTATCTCTCCGGCTGTTGGTGGTAAATCGACATGGAATGTCGCTGCTGACGGAACATTGACTCTCGCAACAGGCGGAACATATACAATCGTTTCAGCCGTCAACAAGTCATTCAATACTAAACTTTGGGGTGCAGGCGGTGGATATGGTTCTGGTGCTGCTCCAAACAATGTTGCTGGTGGTGCTGGAGGATACGCAAATGGTGTATTATCTCTTGTAAGCGGTAACACATATGTTCTTGTTGTTGGCGGTGCTGGTGCGAATAACGGCACTGATTTTGGTGGCGGCGGTGGTGGTGGATATAGCGGTATTTTCAATACAACCCAAACTCAGGGTAATGCAAGAGTTATAGCTGGCGGTGGCGGCGGTGGTGGCAGAAATGCTGTAGCCGGTGCAGGCGGTGGATCATCTGGTGAAAGTAGCCCAGGTGCAGGTCCTGTAGGAAATTTAACTTATTCAACAGCCACAGGTGGTACACAAGTAGCAGGCGGTGTTGGTGGTGGTTCTGGTGGTGGCGGCGCCAATGGTTCGGCTCTGCAAGGCGCAGAATATGGGCCAACTGGATTTACAGCCGCCGCAGGAAGTCCAGGTGGTGGCGGCCGAGGTGCTACCGGCGATAGCAATGGTTATGGATCAGGCGGCGGTGGCGGAGGATATTATGGCGGTGGTGCAGGTGGTGCATCAGGTAGCGTAGGTGGCACCGGCGGCGGCGGAGGATCAGGATATATCGGCGGTGTGACAAGTGGTGTCACAACAGCTGGTACTAATACAACTCCAGGTAACTCTGCGGATTCAGACAGAGGTATAGCAGGAGGTGTAGCATCTCCAGGTAAAATTGTAATCAGCGCATATAACCCAATCTATACATTCTCTACACCATCGGGTGGCACACTTTGGGGAACTTTACAAAACGTAAGTGGATCTACAACAGAATCATTTACAGTATCACCATCAACAGGCGGTACACTTACAACAACAACTCTTGCTGGTCTATCTGGCGGAAGTTGGGATACATCTAGACTTGAAAGCAACTGGATTGATTTTGGTAGCAAGTATTGGTGGTGGGACGGCACGGCTGGTTCATGGACTCAAAGCGGCACAATGTCATGCGGTTTCTTCCTTGTAAGAACAGGTGCAGTAAGCCAGTATGCGGCCTTAGTGGCTAACTGGGTCAATAACCAAGAAAGATGGTATACCGGTTTCAGTAATGGTACCGATAGAATCATGGCCGCAGAAGGTGGCGCAGACTATGTACTCACACAAAATCGGGTATATTGGGTAAATATCACATACAATGGTAGTACAGGTATAAATCTTTATATTGACGGAAATCTTGTATCTACTGGTGTAGGTAGAACTGGATCATCTAGCGGTTTTCTGAGTATCGCTAACTACTATGCTGCTGGTAGTTATAGACCAGGTACAGGTGTTCTTTACGTCAATAACTTTAAGATTTATACAGGTTCAACATCGCTGTTTAGCCCATCATAAATAGAGGAACAAAATGCGTATCGCACTTGGTTATGATCCAGAAACAAGACTTATCAATGGTGAGAAAAGATTGTTTCCTCAAAACACAACATTAAAAGAGGGATGCGGATGGACCTTCAACCAAAACATACCACCCGCAACAGAAGAGAATAAAGATTGTGTGCTGATATTCTACGACGATGATTGGAGAATAGTACCAGCCAATGTTAAGCCAGAAGCACCACAGATAATCTAAGGAAGAACAATGTCAACGCTGAGAGTTACATATCTAAAGAATCAAGCATCACCGAACAATACAGTTACGTTCGATGCGAATAACCTTGTCACCGTGACGGGTAATGTGAACATTAGTAGCCCTCTAGGTAGCAATGGCAACCTGACTGTGGCCAACAACATAACATCAAGCGGTTTAATTAGCGACAGCAAAGGTGAACTCAGAGATGTGCCTGTAAACAATCAAACAGGCCCATATCTACTCACAATATCTGATCATGGTAAAATGATTGCTATAACAACAGGTAATGTATTCGTACCTAATGCCATATTCTCAGCTGGCGATAACATTACCGTTTATAATAACTCAGCCTCATCCATTACAATCACTCAAAATACTAACGTTACAATATATCAAGTTGGTACAGCCACAACAGGTAACAGAACGCTCGCTCAGAGAGGTCTTGCAACTCTTCTTTGTGTTGCAGCAAATACATTCGTGATTAGCGGTGGTGGATTAACCTAATGACTCTTTATGGCATTATTGCACATATAGGTTATGGTGGTGCTCCTAGTAACTTAGAATATCTTGTCGTAGCTGGTGGTGGTGCTGGCGGCGGCACAACAGATATTTCGGGTGGTGGCGGCGCCGGCGGCGTCAGAACTGGAACTGTAACCATATCTACAGGTGTGACCTATACTGCCACGGTTGGTGGTGGTGGTTCAACAACGAGTGCTAGTGGTACTGCATCATCACTTAGTGGTTCTGGTATTACAACAGTATCAGCTTCAGGCGGTGGTGGTGGCGGAAGTTGGAACTCTTCAGGATCTGCCGGTGGTTCCGGCGGAGGTGCAGGTGGTAACAATGCTGGCGGCACAAGAGCAGGCTCAACGGGTAATTCTGGTGGTTATTCACCTGTAGAAGGTTACGGTGGTGGTTCGTCATATCATGCTCCAGGCACAGGTGCCGGCGGCGGTGGTGGCGGTGGTGCAACAGCCAACGGATCAAATGGGCTATCTTCAGCACCATATACAGGCGGTTCAGGTGGTAACGGTACGGAATGGCCAACTAGTTCTGGAACTTATTATGGTGGAGGCGGCGGCGGTGCTGGCGTATATTCATCAGCTCCTCCTGCTGCACCAGGTGGTTCAGGTGGCGGCGGTGCCGGATTTGCGACAAGTGCGGGTGCTAACTGGGGTAGTGGTGTTGCAGGAACAGCCAACAAAGGCGGCGGCGGTGGCGGCGGCAGAAACGCAACAGGTGCATCTGGTGGTTCAGGCGTAGTTGTTCTCAGATATAGTAGTTCATTTGCAAACGCTGTATCAACAACAGGATCACCAACATTTACGAACACTGGCGGCTATAAGTATTACACATTTACAGGAACTGGAACTATTACGTTCTAAGAGGTATAATGGCACATTTTGCAAGATTAGATGAAAACAATAATGTCGTTGCAGTTATAGTAGTTCACAACAATGAACTGCTTGATGAGACTGGTAATGAGAGTGAGCAGAAAGGTATTGACTTCTGTGTGCAGCATCTTGGCGGCCGTTGGATTCAGACAAGTTACAATGGTAATTTCAGAAAGAACTATGCTGGTATAGGTTATACATATGATGAGCAAAGAGATGCTTTCATATCACCAAAGTTATATAATAGTTGGACTCTAAACGAAGATACATGTCAGTGGGAACCACCTGTTCCATATCCTAATGACAATAAGATATATAGATGGAATGAACAAACTACATCTTGGGTAGAAATCTAAAAATAGGAAATTAAAATGCCAGTAGTAATTAACGGCTCAACAGGTATATCAGGTATCGACGGCTCAGCCACTACACCTAGTTTCAAAGGTTCTGATGCTGATACTGGTATATTCTATTCACCTAGCGGCAATGTTGGTATCACCATCAACAGCACACAGAGAGTGCTTGTAGATACAACAGGCAATACAGCCATTACAGGTAACACAACAGTTTCAGGTACACTGAACGTTGCAAGTAACATTGCATCAAATGGTATTGTCTCTGATAATATCGGCAGTCTCAGAATAATTCCTACATCATCACAGTCTTCTGTATATTCTCTAGTGGCCGCAGATGTTGGTAAGATGATCACAACAACAGCCAATGTTCTTGTACCTAATGCTGTATTTTCTGCTGGTGATAACATCACAATCTATAACAATTCATCTTCTACAATATACCTCGTATCAAACTCAGGTATCACAATGTACCTTAGCGGTACAGCAACAACAGGTGATAGAGCATTGGCTCAAAGAGGTATCTCATCAATCTTCTGTGTTGCAGCAAATACATTCGTAGCAAGCGGTGGTGGATTAAGTTAATGTCAATCTACGGTGGTCTAGCAGGCGTTGTTGGTGGTTCTAAGTTTATCTCTGCTACTGGTGGTACAATAACCACCGATGGTAGTTTTAGAATACACACCTTCACATCTACAGATAACTTTATTGTAACAAATGTGCCATCAGGTCAGACTGTAAATTATCTTGTCGTGGCCGGCGGAGGTGCTGGAGGTGCAGGAAACGCTGGTGCAGGAGGCGGTGCTGGCGGTTATCTTGTAGGTAATACAGCACCAACAGCACAAACATATGCAATCACTGTAGGTTCAGGTGGTGTAGGTTCAACATCTCTAGCATATGGTGCAAACGGCACTAATAGTGTGTTTGGTCATATCGTAGCCAGAGGCGGTGGTGGCGGTGCCTGTATCAGCGGTCCTGCCTATTCTGGTCTTTCCGGTGGCTCAGGCGGTGGTAGCGTCAATAGTGGACCCGGTGGTACTGCTTTACCAGCCGGTCAAGGTAATGCAGGTGGTGTAGGTTATTGGGATCCTGGTACTCCAGGAGGTAAAGGTTTTCCAGGTACACCGGCCGGTGGCGGCGGCGGTGGTGGTGGAGGTGCAAACGCCGTCGGTGGTAATGGTAGCGCAGGTGCCGGTGGTAATGGTGGCAACGGTCTAGCATCACCAATATCAGGGTCATCAGTTACTCGCGGTGGTGGCGGTGGCGGCGGCTATACATTTGGTACGCCAGCTGGTTCTGGTGGTACAGGCGGCGGCGGTGCAGGTGGTGTAGGAACAAGCGCACCGGCCGCACCTGGTTCACCAGGAACTGTTAATACAGGCGGCGGTGGCGGCGGTGCATATAACCCAGGTTACTCTGGTGGTTCTGGTGGTTCCGGTGTTGTTATCATTCGTTATTATTATCAGTAAGGTATAGAGATGGCACACTTTGCAAAATTAGGTTCAAATGACGTTGTACTTGAAGTTATCGTTGTAGGTAATGATAAACTTCTTGATGAAAACGGTGTTGAGAGTGAACAGAAAGGTATTGAGTTCTGTAGATCAATCTTTGGACCTATGACTTTCTGGAAACAGACCAGTTATAATGGTAATTTCAGACGTAGATTTGCGGCTGTCGGTTCATACTACATCTCTGAAAAAGATATATTTGCAGCACCTAATCCATCTCATGAAGACTACATACTCGACAGAGAAACTGGTGAGTGGGTACATAAAGACCCTGACCTAAGAGAGATACTGGAAATTTTATATGTCGAATAATCTTGTTCTATTCAGCGGCGGCCGCGATTCATCTTATCTCACATACAAACTTCTTGCTGATACCAGTGATGACATTACACTTCTCATTGCAGCGTCAGCCAATGGTACATGCGACGGTCTCACAGAACAGAAACTACTGAACATTCAACCTCTACTTAAAGAGTTGAAGAAGATCAGAAATTTCCGTGTAAAGTATCTAAAAGTAAACTCATCTGAAATCACATCTTTCTCACTTGATAGATGGAACTCTTATCTCATCACCAAACTAGCACCAGAACTCAATAACGGAACTTATGATAAACTCACTATAGGTTCTACATGGGAACAGAATGATGGTGCCTTCTTCAAACATAGCACAGTTAGAGGTCTTTCAACCTATATCGACTCACAGAAGATTTTTGCCGATCTTGTTACTCAAGGTGAGTTCTCAGCACCTCTTATCACAAATGATATTGAACAGAATTTCAACAGATGGCACGTTCTACAGAACACGCCAGAAAATATCAAGAGAAGTACTATTGCCTGTGATGGTGGATTCATAGAAGACAATAAGTGCGGTCAGTGTAATAAGTGTTTATATGATAATGTCGTTCAAGAACATATCAACAATGGTTATACTGCTTCAGATGTTGATGAGTGGCGTCAAGAGAAAAGCCATGACTATACAGGCAGCACAACCAGAGATTGCTCATTCATTAACTGGATCTATATGGAAAAGAATGGTAACTTTCCTATAGCCGGTAAAAGAGGTGTGGCTGAAGATGCTGGTGATGTGACAGTACCAGACCTAATTACAACTAAGCAACAGTTCAGAGATTGGTATAGCACATTTGAGTATAACTGGAAGATTGATAGAGGCCTGATCAAGTGGGGTCTAGATAAGACCGGTTGGAACCCAGAAGTCTGATAATAAATTCAGCCTGTGACCAATAGACTGGGCTGAGACCAAAGTTCATTGCCTCCGATTCTTTGATATAATCTGAATCATTCATAGTTCTGAAGAAAGCCTCTCGAAGCATTGATACTCTCTCTTTGCTCACACCAGGTGGTGCAACGAATGGTTTCACCAATATCTCTGATAGTTCTCTGATAGCCAGCATCTTACTTTGATCTTTAGATAGCTCCATCAAAGTAGGCACATTCTTTAACTCTGGATGTCTGATCAATCCATTTCCATATTGAAGTATGATATTGTCTTTGAGGTCTTTGCGGGTGGCCAATAGATCAGCATAACTATTGAAGTATGCGTCTATCTCACCCTGTTCAAAGGCAAGTCTGATCTCTGGTACGTTTCTATAACCTACCACTTTTTTGATATTCCAACCCGATACTGATTGTATGAGATCAACCACACCACCTTCTAGAGACCCCTGTTCACCTATTATCAGGTGACCATCATACTTCTTTCTAGAGATTAACACACCTGGATTGCTTCTGTTGTCTGTGGTTGAACCTATCCAGTTGAATTTTTCAGTCTCATAGTTAGCGTTCTTATCACCAATGATACCTAATAAAGGTACAACTCTGGTGAAGGTACCAAAAGTTAATCCATCTTTCGGTGCTACATTATAGAGATAGTTGGCTGCGTTTAACCCGTTTGCACCTGGCACGACCTTAACAGTAAAATCTTTAGCACCGGTGTAGTATTTGACCATATACTTGCCTAGCAACTTGGCATTGTGGTAGGGTTGACTATTCATAGACTGGACGATTATTGTCAGAGTCTCGGCCTGAGCAGGCACCATAAATAGTAAGGTAATCAGCAAAATCACAAGACGCATAACAGTTCCAGAATAGTATAAATATGGTTACAGTTTATATAGGTGGAGTCTAAATGTCAATACCCTCATCAAGAGAAAACTTAAAAGATTGGTGCCTGCGCCAACTGGGTTTCCCTGTCATCGAAATCAACGTGGATGATGACCAGGTTGAAGACCGTATTGACGAAGCCTTCCAGTATTTCCAGCAGTTTCACTTCGATGGTGTTGAACGCTGGTATATCACACATCAAGTTACTCAAGAAGACAAAGATAATAAATGGATTCCTATACCAGATACCATCATCGGTGTCAACCGTATCTTTCCAATTGGTTCTACCAACGCATCTGTCAATATGTTCGACCTGCGCTATCAACTTCGCCTGCACGAACTCTATGACTTCACCAGCACTTCATATGTCAGCTATGCTTTAACGATGCAGCATATTCGTACACTAGACCTGCTCTTCTCTGGTGAACAACCAATTCGTTTTAATCGACATACAGGTAAACTATATGTGGATCAAAACTGGATCAACGGTGTAGATGTCGGTGAGTATATGGTTATCGAAGGTTTTATCATTGTTGACCCAGCCACTTATACTAAAGTCTATAACGACATGATGCTCAAGAGACTGGCCACAGCCTACATCAAACGTCAGTGGGGTAACAACATGAAAAAGTTTGGTGGTATGCAGTTGCCTGGTGGTATCACAATGCAAGGTCAGGCCATCTACGATGAGGCTGTTCAAGAGATTAAAGACTTAGAAGAACAGATCAGAGACACATATGAGGAACCACCTCAGTTCCTGGTAGGTTAAGATGGCTGTTTCACATTATTTTAACAACTACTCAGGTGTAATGAACAACGAACAGCGTCTCATGGAAGACGTTATCGTTGAGTCTATCAAGATCATGGGTCATGATTGCTGGTATGTGCCTCGCGAAGGTTTCAATGCTACTGATCCAATCTATGGTGAAAATCCTCAATCAAAATTTGAACGTGCCTATCACATGGAGATGTACCTGGCTAACGTCGAAGGTTACGAAGGCGATGGTGACTTCTTCTCTAAGTTTGGTCTTGAAATTCGAGATACATCAAACTTTGTCTGTTCTCGAAGAACATTTGAAAAGTATATGCCTTCTTCGATTGCCATTCGCCCACGCGAAGGCGATCTAATCTTTGTTCCTGTTCTTCAGAAGCTATTTGAAATCAAGTTCGTTGAAGAAGAGTTGATGTTCTTCTCACTTGGAAATCGTCAGCCATATATCTACGAAATGCGTTGCGAACTCTTCCGTTACAGCCAAGAAAGTATCAATACTGGCGTGGACGAAATCGACCATGTCGAGCATACTTTGGGTTATGCAATTAAGCTAGACATGACTACTGGTTCTGGTAACTACTTCCAAGATGAGCGTGTCTATCAAGGTGCTAACATCGCTTATGCTACAGCCTCAGCGGATGTGAGAGATTGGGATCCTACGACCAAGACACTTGAATTGATTAACATCATAGGTACTTTTGCCAGCAACACTGCTCTGCGTGGCAATACATCAAATGCCAACTACACAACCGGTACGATTGATACACTCGGTGACTATCTTGACTATGATACATATGACAATAAACACATTCAAGATGAAGTTGCTGACTTCCTTGATTTGTCTGAAAACAATCCATTTGGTAGCCCATAATGCTTAGTAACAAATACTTCTATCATAAACTGACAAGAAAGTATGTCATATTGTTTGGCAATATGTTCAACAACATTTCGCTTGTTAGAAAGAATACTGAGACTGATGCTGAGATAGAACGTTTCAAGATACCTATCATTTACGCACCAAAAGAAAAGTATTATGCACGCCTTCAGTCTGATCCAGATTTGCAGCGCGAGCTTCAAATTTCTCTTCCTAGATTGTCGTTTGAGATGATAGGCATCAATTACGATCCTTCTAGAAAGCAGAACTCACTACTCAAGACTGCGGCCGCCAGTTCGGCTAATAAGCTGGCCAGTCAGTATATGGGTGTGCCATATGATCTGAACTTTGAACTTAATCTGTATACCAGAAACATTGATGATGGTACTCATGTTATCGAACAGATACTACCATACTTCAATCCAGATTTTACTTCAACAGTCAATCTCATACCTGAAATTGGTTTTCTAAAAGATATACCAATCATTCTGAACAGTGTGACAAACAACATCGAACATGAAGGTAACTTCGACGCGATTCGATTTGTTACATGGACACTTCGTTTCACTATGAAGGCCTACTATTATGGACCAGTCTCAGATCAAGGTATCATTCGTAAGATTGATGCGAACATCTATAATGATCCTTCACTCAAGGCTGGCTACATTATTCGTATAAATACAAATCAAGGTAATAGTGGTACATTTAAGATTGATGATGTTGTCTATCAAGGTGATAACTATCAGACAGCCACAGCCTATGCTAAAGTTGTTCAGTGGAACTCCGCAAACGGAAGACTTGTTATAGGTGGTGCTCAAGGTCAGTTTTACACCAATAATACAATTAGAGGTGTGTCAACAAATGCAGCCTATAACATCGCATCGTTTGATACATCCGCATTGAAGTTGGTTAACATTCATATTGAACCTAAACCTAACACGGCTGAACCTACAGATGACTATGGTTATGATATCAATATTACCGAGTGGCCAGATACGGAGTAAACTATGAAAACCCATGAAGCACTATCAGAGGCTCTTGGTATTGAACATGAGATTTTGCCACCAGCAAAGTTACAACAGCCTAGTCAAGAAATCGTTGAAACTGTTGCAACTCAAGAACAGGTAGACCAGCAAGAAGACTACAGATTGGCCCGTAAAACATTTCGTGAACTCATCAATAAAGGTAATAACGCTGTCGAGAATTTGACTGATCTTGCTAAGGAATCAGAAAGCCCAAGAGCCTATGAAGTTCTGGCCACTATGATGAAGACCATAGCTGACACCACAAAGGATCTTTACGACCTTCAAAAGAAGACTAAAGATTTACAGAAAGAAGATAAAGCGAGACCACAAGACGAACAGCGTATCAATGTTGAGAAGGCTGTCTTTGTTGGTAGTACGGCCGAGTTGCTGAAGAAAGTCAAGAATAATGAAGAGCTATAAGCAGTTCATAAGTAAAAGAGTTCTTACCATATCGGCTATTGCCAAAAAGCACGATGTAACGGAAAAATATGTCGAACATCAACTTGAACGTGGTATTAGAATGGAACACGAACACTTTAAGAAGTTGACTGTGGCTAGAAGAGTTGCATTAGCTAATCTTAGTAAAGATATAGACTATTACAGAAACTTGAAGAAACATGCCTAGATACGAAGGTTACCAGGGTAATCCTAATCTACCGAGAGAAGATTACATACACTCATTTACTCAACATGAACGTGATGAGTTCATCAAGTGCGTGAATGATCCTATTTACTTTGCAACCAAGTATATCAAGATCGTCAACGTTGACCACGGTCTTATGCCGTTCAAGATGTGGGATTTCCAGAAAGATATGCTCACGACTTTTCATGAGAACCGCTTCTCTATCTGTAAGCTGCCTCGTCAGGTCGGTAAGACAACCACATCGGTAGCCTATCTGCTACATTACATTCTATTTAATGAGATGGCAACCGTAGCCATTCTTGCTAACAAGTCGGCCACAGCCCGTGAAATCATGGGTCGTCTTCAGTTGGCTTTTGAATATCTACCAAGATTCCTTCAACAAGGAGTCAAAGAATGGAACAAAGGTTCACTTGAATTAGCCAACGGTTCAAGATGCCTAGCTGACTCTACTTCTGGTAGCTCGGTTCGTGGTAAAACATTCAACATTATCTTTCTTGACGAGTTTGCGTTCGTACCAAACAACATTGCAGAGTCTTTCTTCAATTCGACTTATCCTACTATTTCTTCTGGTAGTACCACGAAAGTTATCATTGTTTCTACACCAAACGGTCTGAACCTATTCTATAAGATGTGGACACAGGCCGTTGAAAAGAAGTCTGACTACATACCAATCGAAATTCACTGGTCGATGGTGCCTGGTCGAACACAGGAATGGAAAGAACAGATCATTCGTAATACGTCCGAAGATCAGTTCCGTCAAGAGTTCGAGTGTGAGTTCATCGGCTCAACCAATACTCTCATTCATCCATCTAAGATCAGAGCATTGGTTTTCAAGAACCCTATAGCCAGAGATGGTGATCTTCATATCTTTGAGCAACCAGTTTCAGGTCGCACATATGTCCTTGTTGCGGATGTGGCTGAAGGTCAAGGTCTAGACTATTCAACCTTCTCTATCATAGATGTGACGGAGATACCTTATAGGCAGGTGGCTAAGTATAAGAACAACAAGATATCACCTCTGCTTTTTCCGACAGTTCTCTATACAGCCGCAGTAAAGTATAATGAAGCTTTCATTCTGGTAGAAATCAACAGCATCGGTCTTCAGGTCGCTGATATTCTTCATAACGAACTAGCCTATGAGAACCTGATCAAGGTTAGAAACGGTAAAAATAAAGCTGGTCAGCAGGCCACACCAGGTTTTACCAAACAGATGCAATTTGGTCTCAAGACTTCTGTTCAAACCAAGAAGATTGGTTGTGCCAACCTTAAGTCTCTTATTGAGAACGACAAGTTAATTGTTAACGACGAAGACACGATCATGGAATTGACAACGTTCTCAGCCCATAAGCAGAGCTTTGCCGCTGAAGAAGGAAATAACGACGACCTGGTTATGACGCTTGTGAACTTTGGCTGGTTGACGGCTCAGAAGTATTTCAAAGAGAGTGTCAATACAGACATCCGCAGAACTCTTCAAGAAGAACAACTACAGATTATGGATCAAGATATAGTACCTTTTGGAATTATAGACAATGGAATAGATAACCAAGGTGAGGTCATGGACGGTGATGTATGGGTGACCGACCGCGAGAGAATGTATACCTTTGACCATGTAGATTGGGACATGCTAACGAACAAGCATAGACTATAAATCTTGATTCCTATAAATAAACCAGACGAAAAGTAATCTTTTCATAAAGGAGAAATACGATGGCATTCCAATTGTCACCAGGTGTAAACGTATCTGAGATTGACCTAACAACTATCGTTCCGCAGGTTGGAACTACCACAGGTGGCTTCGTTGGTATCTTCAACTGGGGCCCTGTTGACGAAATCAGAACAATGTCAAACGAGATCGACGTTGTAAACACATTCGGTCTTCCAGACGCAAATACCTTCGAATCATTTTTTACCGCAGCTAACTTCTTGTCATATGCTGACAACCTGAAGCTCGTTCGCTCCGTTGGTGCGGCCGCAAGAAACGCTGCTAATACAGGTATTCTTATCAAGAATAGAGATGCCTATGAAGCATCATACTCAGCTTTAAGTTCAAGTACAAATGGTTATATTTTCGCTGCAAAGTATCCAGGTTCTCTTGGTAACAGCTTAAAAGTTTCAGTTTGTGCTAACAATGCCGCTTTTGCTTCATATCCATATGCTTCAAACTATAACGGTGCTCCAAACACATCAACTTATGTTGCTGGTGTGAGTGGTTCAGGTGATGAAATGCACGTTACGGTTGTTGATGAAGACGGTTTTATTTCAGGAACTGCAAATACCGTTCTTGAAAGATTTGGTTACGTTTCTAAAGCTTCAGATGCAACTAACGAAGACGGTTCATCAAACTACTATGTAAATGTGATAACAAATCAGTCTAAGTATGTTTATGCAATCGCACATGCAGCTAACAGTAATTCAGGTGTTACCGGCTCAAGCACTGTTTTTAGTGGTGGTGATGGTGGCACAGCAGGTGTATTCAATGTATCTCTTACAGGTGGTGTTGATGCTTCTCCTGCAACAGCTAACGTTCAAGTTTCATATGACAAGTTTAAGAACGCGGATGAAATTGACGTTTCTCTGATCATCACAGGCCCACACTCAAATGTTGTTTCTAAGTATATCGTAGATAACATTGCAGAAGTTCGTAAAGATTGTGTTGTCTTCATTTCACCTCTTAAGACAGACGTTGTTAACCAGAGTGGTTCTGAAGTAACAAACATCACAAGCACAAGAAACTCATTCAATTCATCTTCTTATGCCTTCTTTGACTCAGGTTGGAAGTATCAGTTCGACAAGTATAACAACGTATATCGTTGGGTACCTCTGAACGGTGATATCGCTGGCCTCTGTGTTCGTACAGATACACAGCGTGACGCATGGTTCTCACCAGCTGGTTTCAACCGTGGTCAGATCAAGAACGTTGTAAAGCTCGCATGGAATCCAACAAAGACAAACCGCGATGATCTTTATAAGATCGGCGTCAACTCTGTTGTAACATTCCAAGGTGAAGGAACTGTTCTATACGGTGATAAGACAATGCTTTCTAAGCCATCTGCTTTTGACCGTATCAACGTCCGTCGTCTGTTCATCGTTCTTGAAAAGGCTATCTCAAGAGCAGCCAAGTATTCACTGTTCGAGTTTAACGATGAGTTTACTCGCGCACAGTTCAAGGCTCTCGTAGAACCTTATCTCCGCGATGTTCAGGGTCGTCGTGGTATTTTTGATTTCAAGGTTGTATGTGATAGCACAAACAATACTCCTGAAGTTATTGATAGAAACGAATTTGTTGGTGACATCTACATCAAGCCAGCAAGAAGCATTAACTTCATCCAATTGAACTTCGTAGCAGTCCGTACGGGCGTAGCATTCGAAGAAATCGTTGGCCGTTTCTAAGATAAATACAGAGATAAAGGAGTAATCAAAAATGGCTTTTAATGTCAACCAATTTAGATCACAGCTAACAGGTGACGGTGCCCGCCCTAATCTGTTTGAGTGTACCCTTACTTTTCCTATTCTAGCATCATCAGGAGGCGCAACGTCTCCTGGTGCTGTTCAAGACAACGTGAGCCTTACTGAAAAGTTTACCTTCATGGCCCGCGCTGCACAACTTCCTGGTTCAACAGTCAACCAGATTCCTGTAAACTACTTCGGTCGTGAATTGAAGTTCTCAGGTAACAGAACTTTCCCAGAGTGGACAGTGACAATCATCAATGACGAAGATTTCCGCCTTCGCGATGCCTTCGAAAAGTGGATGCACGGTCTAAACTCTCACGTTACAAATACAAGAGGCGTTTCATTTGGTAACGCTCTTGGATATCAGCAAGATGGTCTCGTTACACAGTATGGTAAGAGTGGTGAGATTATTAAAGAATATAACTTCGTAGGTATGTTCCCAATCGACGTTTCACCAATTGAACTTGATTGGGGTGCTAACGATACTATTGAAGAGTATGCTGTAACGTTTGCCTATCAGTGGTGGGAAAGCAATACAACTGAGCGTTCTTTCAGAAACTTCTAAGATATATACAATAGTAGGGAGATTGTTCTCCCTACTTCCTTTCACGGAGTAGTTTTTTTATGGTCCAATTATTTGGCTTTGAGATAAACCGTAAGGCTAAGCAGGCTCAGCAAGACGAACAAAGTAGAACATTTGCCATACCTCAGAATGATGATGGTGCAGTTACCATTCAGTCTGGTTCATATTATGGTACATATGTTGACCTTGATGGTGTGGTTCGTAACGAGATTGAACTTATCACTCGTTATCGCGAAATGTCTATGCAACCTGAGCTTGAAAGTGCCATTGATGATATTGTTAATGAGGCCATTGTCAATGATGATAATGGTAAAGGTGTTGAAATCAATACGGATGATCTCAAGCAACCTGACCAAATTAAGAAGAAGATCAGAGATGAGTTTGAGTTTATACTCAAACTCTTAAACTTCGGTAATATGGGTCATGACCTATTCCGTCGCTGGTATATCGACGGCAGATTGTTCTATCATGTCATTATTGATGATCAAAGACCAGCTCTCGGTATTCAAGAACTACGTTACGTCGATCCTCGTCGTATTCGCAAAATCCGTGAAATTCAAAAAACAAAAGACTCAAAGACTGGTATGGAAATTATTCGTAAACAAAACGAATACTATCTATACAACGAACGCGGTGTTGTAGGCGCACACTCAAATCTTGGTGCTAAGATTGCTGTCGATGCAATCGTAAATGTCAATTCAGGTCTCATGGATGCTAAGAGAGCGATGGTTCTCTCGTATCTTCACAAGGCCATCAAGCCTCTCAATCAGCTTCGTATGGTTGAAGATGCTACAGTTATCTATCGACTATCTCGCGCACCAGAACGCCGTGTGTTCTATGTTGACGTTGGTAATATGCCAACAATCAAAGCTGAACAGTATCTCAAAGATATCATGACCAAGTATCGCAATAAGCTGGTCTATGATAGCAGCACGGGAGAAATAAAAGATGACCGTAAGCACCTTTCTATGTTGGAAGACTTCTGGCTGCCTCGCCGTGAGGGTAGTAAAGGGACGGAAATATCAACTCTTCCTGGTGGTATGAACCTTGGTGAGTTGGAAGATGTCAAATACTTTGAAAAGAAACTCTACAAGTCTCTTAGTGTTCCTGTATCAAGACTAGAACAGCAACAAGGTTTCTCACTGGGTCGTTCAAGTGAAATTACCAGAGATGAACTAAAGTTCAATAAGTTTGTTCAGCGTCTTCGCAACAAATTTGCTACACTATTCGATGATCTACTTCGTGTTCAACTAGTACTCAAGAAGATTTGTACAGAAGAAGAATGGAAAGAGTTCAAAGAAGATGTCTGGTATGACTTCAAGAAAGACAATAACTTCAATGAACTAAAAGAAGCTGAGTTGATGACCAATCGTGTTGGTCTTCTTCAGCTAGTTGATCCTTATGTTGGTCGTTACTATTCGATGGAATGGGTTCGTAAGAACGTTCTTCAGATGACAGACGAAGACATTCTAGAAATTGACGAACAAATGGCAAAAGAACAGGCTGCAATGCCTCAGGTTGATCCAAATGCAGTAGATGCTATGGGTAATCCAATTCAACCACAAATGTCAACAGCACAGGCCGCAGCACAAGGTGGTGCACCACCAATGCAACAGGCACCTATGCCACAAGCTGGTGGTCAGCAACCAATGCAAGAAGAACAACCACAAGGTCCTTCTAAATTTGAGTTGCAACCAAAAGAGTTGGAGCTCATGTAATGAAGAAGTTCAATCAATATCTATATGAAGATTTGAATAACGCACTTGTTGAACCTTCTTCTAATGCAGCAGCAGAAGCCAAGAAACTAAGACTACAATATGTTGGATTTGGTCGTTACGAAGATCCAAATACACAACAAATTTCTCATGTAGTTCAAAACGATAGACTTGTTCCTTTTAACAAGGCCATAAAGAGCAATACATTCAAACAGTCAAGTCAAGATGATTACGGAAATTTCGTAAAGCAATTTGCACCTGACATCGAACAAAATCAGGCCTATATGACAGATTACTATAGACCAGAGTATTATGATGAGAACGAACTTGGTGCAGTAGAAGCTTACACTGGTACAGATTTTGTTGATATCAATAATAAACTATATGATCTACCAACTGGTATCAGAGCAGATCAGATTCAACCAGAATATGATGGTGATCCAATTCCTGCACAAGTAGCAGCATTGGACTCTGCTCTGAACAAAATGAAGACTGACCATGAGTTTCTTTCATATGTTGGTCTAGGTACAGAGTATGATATCACCAGTTTTGCACCAGGTTCAACATTTAGATTTAAAGGTTATCGTTCAACTACGATAAATCCTAACATTGCTCTAAACTATAACAGTCGTGTCAATAAGTCAGTAAGCAGACAGCAGACTGTTATGTTACAGATTAAGGTACCAAAAGGTTCTAAGGGTATGTTCGTTGAAGATTTCTCAGCCAACCCTGGTGAATCAGAGTTCCTTTTACCTCGCGGTAGCAAAGTAAAAGTAGTATCAGGTCCAAACAAACTGGTTGGCAGCAATGCTTATACTGGTAGTAGTGGTCTTGAAGTGCTTTACTTCGATTGTATCCTTGTTAAATAAATATAGATAGTTTCTAAAGGAGCATACAAATGAGTAACGTCAAGAAAGCGATTGAAAACATTCGCGAAAAGAAACTTGAGCAGATGAAAGAAAACTTCAATGCCGCTCTCACCTCAAAGGCCGTAGAGAAGCTTGAAGAAAAGAAAATTGAGATTGCCAAGAACTTTTTCGAAAAGAAGTAAATCATGAAAAAGATTGAACAGATCAGAAACAAGTATGATATTATCACAGAGAAACAAGATACGGATGCCCGTAAACTTGAAGCTCTTGCTCGTTCTGGTCTGTTCGAATCAAAAAAGATTCCTGTATTAAAGAGAGCATTAGAAAAAGAACCAGAGAAGATGACTATTGCTGAACGCAAGGTTGTTCTTGAACTTCTAGACTCTCTCATTGCAGAAGCAGTATATAGTCAAAATCTAAATGAAGCAAAAGAAGGTCAGTATCTAACTAAGTATGATACTCGTTTCGATAACTCGGCTGCCGTATCTGAGCGTGATCTGCCTACAATCATTATACTGAAGCGTAAAGGTATTCGTGTATTTTCAGGTAATCAAAAGATAGGTCTTTACTATTCACAATACCTTGACCGTTATATCTCAATACCTTTTGGGCCTGGTGTACCTTCGATAAACGAAGCTGCTAATTATAAGCAAGCTTATCAAGATTATGTAAAAGATTATGGTGATGAAGGTGATGATAAGAAGAAAAAAGAGAAGTCACCAGAAGAACTGAGAAAGTTTGTTCTACAAAAAGCTGGTGAAGGTAAGATTAGAGCAAAACACTATTTGACTGGTCCAAAAATTTTAGGTGGTGATCCTGAAAAGATTGAGTTGAAGAAAGCTTCTAACAAGTATCTTAAAGATAAGTTTTTTAGTGGTCAAGTAACTGGTTTAGATGCTCTAGCTGCTAAAGCTGGTGTTGCACATGGTGCAGCTTTTAGAAAATTTGTATCAGAACCAATCAGAGATAAACTAAGACAGCTCAGAGGTAAGAATAAAACTACAACTTCACCAGCAGCTTCACCAGAACCAGTAAAAGAACCAACTACACCCACTGTTAAAGATAGTGGTTCACCTGCTTCAAGCACTCAACCTCCAGTTAGCACAAAAACACAATCTAGCACTCAACCTAGTTTAGCTGGTGTTTCACCACCAAAAAATACTTCTGTAGTTAGACAGGCTAAAGTTAAAAGTGGTAAAGCTACGAGAGCCAGGATGGCAAAAATCAAAGCCAAAAACCCTGATGTTCAGTTCTCTCAAGCTGCTATGAAACAAGCATCGCTCAAAGAAGCTTTTGCAAATCGTTTGATGGCTAGAAGACAAATAAATGAAGCTTTACCATTAGCTATTCCTTTAGCTGTTGGAGCGGCTAGATTAGCAGCGCCTTATGTCACCAGAGCTTTACCACACGTTGCAGGAGCTTTAGCAACTTGGGCAGGTGCAAAAACTGCTTCTGATATATCCGGCAAAAAGAAAACTGCACCAGCAAAGAAACCAGAGGTTTTATCACCTGCACCTCCTGCTGTAAAAACTCCTTCTGCTTCTATTGCAGAACCTCCAGTAACAGTTTCATCACCACCTGTCGCACCACCGACACCTCCGGCTGCACCAGCTATTTCTGTTCCTGAAAATCCACCAGCTCTTATGACTGTTGCAGCACCTGTCGCAGCACCTCAGAAAGCCATAGGTAAAGAAGTTGAAGATGCTGCGGCCGCAGCTATGACACAAACAAGAGCAACAGCTGGAACTAAAGCTGATGCTAATGTTGCTACACAAGCTAAAGCACCAAAAGGTAGAAATAGACCAGGTGGTAAAAAACCACCTGTAGATGTAGATTTACCTTCAAAAAGATCACCTGATACATCGGATTCAGAAAGAAAACCTTTAACACCTGCATCTTTTGGTTTGAAAATAAAGATTCATGAACCTAAAGGTAATATTTCAACTGGTGTCGATAAGCGTCTATCAAATCTCTATAGAAAGTCTTTTGAAAATCCTTCACTAAACGAAGTGAGAGGTATAGTGAGGGGTGTGGGCAGAGGTATTGGTAAAGGTTTGCGCTTTGTAGATGCTGTTGCTGGTGATCTTGCAAACTCATCAAGAGATGATGATGGTACGAAGATATTGAGCCCAACTGAGTTTGATCTCAAAAACAAGATTAAAGTTTCAGCGCCTTCAAGACCAGACTCTCTGAGAACAGGTGTTGATGCCAGACTCAGAAAATATGAGCGAGACTATTATTCTCAACAGCAGCAAAACGAAAGCATTTTGAAATCTATCAAGAAGATGGTTTCTGAAGGCACAACGGAAATGCAGCTAAATATAGGTGAAAACTCTATTACGATAAATAATACCATAGCTCAGAAAATTGTCTCCGTTCATGAATCTCTGAATAAAGACAATAAGAAACAGATGGAAACCATGCTCTCCGAGAGCGTTGAATCTTTTAAGAAGATCGTCAATTTTGCAGTAAGGCAGTAAGATGGCTAACGTAATTAAAGAACAGAAGATCATTGATAACAATAAGAGAGCCCTGATCAAATATGTGGCCACTCTTGATACTGCAACCGCCAATACTATGTTGGTTGACGCATCACAGTTGAGATTTGCACTCAACACAAACAGTCAAGTTATGGCTGCAAATGCTAATATCAGATCAACATATAGAACAACCATCAAGAGAATCTTTGGTACAGCAAAAGCTAACGCATACTTCAAGATTCTATGGCAAGGCGCAAACACTGCTGATATCATTACAATCAATACAGGTAGCTTCGATTATGATTTCCAAAGCATGGGTGATGGTGCTACAATTGGTAACAATGATACAGGCACATCAAACGGAAACATTCTTATAACAGTAGTCACACCATCATCAGCCGATGCACTCACATTATTCATCGACCTTCGTAAGGATGGTAGAGACTATGACTCAGGTCAGACTGCTGATCCTGTAGCATTTAACAAGGGCCCAGCGGTGTTCGGATGAATTTAGTTGAAGCTATCACACATAAACTATATGGAATAGCAGACGAAATTCTGAAAGAAGAACTTGGTAACATTGTAGCGTCAAAGCTACACGAATCGAAAAAGCGTGTGGCCGCTGATATGTCTGGCAACATGTATGCTCAAACCGAACGTCAGCGCAGACTTCGTATGGATGTTCTTGAAGATAAAGCTGAAGAACCAAAAGTTACTCAGTCAACAGAACAAGAAGTACCAGAATGCTGGTCTGGTTATAGACAAGAAGGTATGAAGAAAAAAGGTGACCGTATGGTACCTAATTGTGTGAAAGAAGAAGAATTACAAGAAGCTCGTATAGCTATTGTCAAGGCCCGTATTCGCGGTGGTAAGATCCAGCGCCGTAAAAAAGTTTCAAATGTTCCTGGTTTTACAATGCGCGGTGGTCAGCTTACTCGCATGTCAGCTTCAGAACGCAGACGCCGTAAACTAGGTGCAAAGAAAGCTGCAAGAAAATCAAAAACAAAGAAGACACAGATGCTTCGTAAGCGTAGAATGTCTCTAATGAAAAGAAAAAGATTAGGAATCTAACAATGAAACTTATTGCAGAAGAAGTAGTAGATGTAAAGTATCTCGTTGAAGAGAAGAACGGTAAGAAAGAACACTATATCAGTGGCATCTTTATGCAAGCTGAAAAGAAGAACCGTAATGGTCGTGTTTATCCAAGAGACGTTCTTTTCAAAGAGGTCAATCGCTACAACACTGAATATGTAAACAAGAACAGAGCTTTCGGTGAGCTAGGTCATCCTGACTCTCCGACTATCAACTTGGATCGTGTATCACACATGATTACAAGTCTTCACCCAGATGGCACCAATATCATTGGTAAGGCCAAAATTCTGGATACTCCAAATGGCAAGATCGTGAAAAGCCTACTAGACGGAGGAGCAAGCTTAGGTGTGTCAACGAGAGGCGTAGGGTCTCTTCGTCCACACAACGGTTATCAACTTGTTCAAGACGATTTCCACCTCGCTACAGCGGCAGACATTGTAGCGGACCCATCAGCTCCAGATGCTTTCGTAAGAGGTATCATGGAAGGTAAGGAATGGATTCTTGATGGTACAGGTTGGAAAGAAGTCGATTACTACAGAGCGAAGAAATTGATTAAAGAAGCTAGTAGGAACGAAATTGAAGATGTTGCGTTGAAAGTATTTTCAAACTTCATCTCAAAACTTTAAGTAATATAAATATATAAAGACAAAAGGAGTAGTCCATAATGGGTAAGTCACTTACAGAAGTAGCAAAGCAGATCATTTCAGAAGGTGCATATCCTTCTGTTGATCCAATGGGCGCTGGTAGCCCAGACCGCGATGCTCAAGCTATGAATCCAAACAGAGCAACTCTACGCCCAAATTCAAAGGGTGCAGAAGCTCCATTTTCAAATCCAGGTGCAATGCCTGCTAAGACTGGTTTCCAGACTATAGCGGATGCTCCTAAGGCCCCAGGTGAAGGCGACAATGTTGGCGCCGCTGCTTCAGGTGGTCAAAAGAAAGACACAACAATCAAGGGTGCTAACTCAGGCGGTGATGCAAAGCCATTTGCCAACCCAGGTGCAAACTCACCTAAGGAAGTAATGGAAGAAGACGCTGAAGTTGAAGGTGAAGTAGTTGCTGAGGCTACAATCGAAGAACAGATTGAAGCTTACATTGAGCAGCTTGTAGCCGAAGGCCATGACGAAGACACAATCGCTGAAGCTGTTGCTCACTATTTTGGTGACTATCTTGGTGAAGAAGTTGTCGAAGAAGAACCACAGTTCCAAATTGATATGTCAGAAGCTATTGAAGCTCTCTTTGCTGGCGAAGAATTGTCAGAAGAGTTCAAGAACAAGGCTAAGACAATTTTTGAAGCTGCTGTCACAGAAAGACTTCAGGCTGAAATCAAGACAATCGAAGAAGCTTATGCTGAAACTCTTGAAGAGCAGATTGGTCAGATTCAGGAAGAACTTTCATCAAACGTTGATGATTATCTCAACTACGTTGTTGAACAGTGGGTACAGGAAAATGAAGTTGCTGTTGAAGCTGGTCTTCGTACAGAACTTACAGAAGAATTTATTTCAGGTCTCCGTAACCTCTTTGCAGAACACTATATCGACATTCCAGAAGATAAAGTTTCTGTAGTAGAAGAAATGGGTGCTAAAGTTGCTGAACTCGAAGCAAAGCTCAATGAAGAAATCGACCGCAACGTTCAGTTGAACAAGGTTCTCAATGAGTCAAAGCAAGTTGAAGTTCTTTCAAATGCTTGCGAAGGTCTCACAGCAACTCAGGCTGAAAAGCTAAAGTCACTTTCTGAAGGCATTGAGTTCACATCTGCTGACGAATATGCACAGAAAATCAATATTCTGAGAGAAAGCTATTTCAATGCACCTGTCAGTAATGACCAGGTTCTTGATAAGGCTGAATCAACAGATGATGGTAAAGGTATGATTGCTGAAGAAAACAGCCGCATGGCCATTTACACAAAGACTCTCGGTAGAAAACTTCCTAATTAATAGGAATTACTAAATAGTAATACAAGTAAGATTTCAAAGGAGAAATACAAAATGTATCTTACAGAACAACTAGAAAGCAAGTGGTCACCAGTTCTCGACCACGAAGGTCTTCCAAAGATCAAGGACGCATATCGTCGTGCTGTTACTGCAATGGTTCTTGAGAACCAAGAAAAGGCAATGGCTGAAGAATCTCGCGTTCTTAATGAATCAGCTCCAACAAACTCAGGTTTCGGTTCAGCTGGCTCATACGTTCAGGGTTACGATCCAATCCTTATCTCACTGGTACGCCGTGCGCTTCCAAACCTGATCGCCTATGACATCTGCGGCGTTCAGCCAATGTCAGGCCCAACAGGTCTGATCTTCGCAATGCGTTCACGTTATAAGACACAGAACGGCACAGAAGCTCTCTTCAACGAAGCTAACACTGCCTTCTCTGGTACAAACGCTGGTGGTACAGGTGGTAACACATCTGGTAACTATGCTAATACAAACCCAGTATTCGCTCTTGGTACTTCAGATACCTACGGCGTTAACTCAGGTATGACAACTGCTGTTGCTGAAGCTCTCGGCGATGGTACTTCAGGCAATGCCTTCGCTGAAATGGCCTTCTCAATCGACAAGGTTACAGTTACAGCTAAGTCACGCGCTCTGAAGGCAGAATACACAATGGAACTGGCTCAGGACCTCAAGGCTGTTCATGGTCTTGACGCTGAGACAGAACTTGCAAACATTCTGTCAACAGAAATTCTTGCTGAAATCAACCGTGAAGTTGTTCGCACAATCTATCGTTCAGCTACAGCTGGCGCTCAGTATGGTGTTACAACTGCTGGTACTTTCGACCTTGACACAGACTCAAACGGTCGTTGGTCAGTTGAAAAGTTTAAGGGTCTTGTATTCCAGATCGAACGCGAAGCTAACGCAATCGCCCGTGCAACTCGTCGCGGTAAGGGTAACACCCTCATCGTTTCTTCAGACGTTGCATCTGCTCTTGCAATGGCTGGTGTTCTCGACTACACTCCAGCTCTTCAGGCTAACCTGAACGTTGATGACACAGGCAACACCTTCGCTGGTCTGCTGCATGGCCGCATCAAGGTTTACATTGATCCATACTTCGGTGGTTCTTCAAATGGCGACGAACTCTGCACCGTCGGCTATAAGGGTACATCTCCTTATGACGCTGGTCTGTTCTATTGCCCATACGTTCCACTCCAGATGGTTCGTGCCATTGGCCAGGATACATTCCAGCCAAAGATTGGCTTCAAGACACGCTATGGCATGGTTGCAAACCCATTCGCTACAGCTAACGGTGACGGCGTTGTTGGTGACCGCAATACTTCAGGTCAGGGCAACATCTACTACCGCATCTTCCGCATCCGCAATCTTACCTAATAGAAGTAAGAAATCGGAAAGAAACTGGGGCGAGGGAAACTTCGCCCCTTTTTTTGTCTAAATACCTGATAAAGGAGATGGCGGATGTCTAATCAGAGTGCATTAACTACAATACCAACAAACACAAGTATGCTTCAGGCTAATAAGTTTACTTTCGTGTTTCCTAATCTTCCGTTTGCAAGATACTTCTGCCAGAATGTTTCTATACCTGGTGTCTCAACAACTGCAATCGGAGTTCCAACTCCTTTTACAACATCTTTTAGACACGGCACATCTCTCTCATATGAAGACTTTTCTATCAACGCTATAATTGATGAAGAGATGATGGTATGGGAAGAAACATATAAATGGCTTAAAGGTCTGACTAGACCTACAGAGTATGCAGACTATATCAAAGGTAAAGCAAATAATGGTGAAATCTATCATGATGCTATTCTAACTATCAATACAAATGCTAACATACCAAACGTTCGTATAAAGTTTCATAACTGTCATCCAACATCTTTGGGTGCTGTTCGTTTCAGTGTATCAGAAACCGCAGACACCATTCTCACGGCCGATATAACTTTCAGATACGATTATTTTGAGTTTGAACGTCTTTGATGGTTGCCAGGAACTAAATTATCCTCTATAGTAGGATACATTTTTTGTTTATGGAGTTGTTATGAAGCCGCCTGTCAACATTGATGACCTTATGGAAGAATGGTCGAAAGATTCGAAGGTAGATGAGACTGAACCTGGCCGTGAGATGGCCAAGATTTCTTCTTTGCATTCTAAGTATCTTCGCATACTCACCCATCACAATCTGATCTGTAAGAAGCTTATGTCTGACTATCAGAAGCTCAAGAAGATTAAGTGGGAATATTACTGTGGTGATCTCAACAATCTAGAAGACCTTGCTCAATATAACCTTGAACCTATGATGAAGAAAGTGCTTCGTCAGGACATACCTACATACCTAGACTCTGACAATGATCTGAACAACATTCTTATGAAGAAGACTGTTCATCAAGAGGTTGTTGACTTCTGTGGTTCAGTTTTGAAAGAGTTAAACAACAGAACATGGCAGATGAAATCATTGATTGATTGGGAACGGTTTACAAGTGGTGGATAAAGTTACTATACACAATAAAGACGAAGTGTATGTAGTTCTGAATTGTCATGAAGGTATCTCTTTAGAGCTTCGTGAATACTTTACATTTCAGGTACCAGGATATCAATTCACACCTCAATATAAAGCTCGTCTTTGGGATGGAAAGATAAGACTGTTTGATACCAGAACACGACAGATATATCGTGGTCTTGTTCCATACATTGTCAAGTTCTGTGAAGAATACGGTTATGAATGGGAATATGACAATGAGATATATGATGAAGAGTTCTCGGTAGCCGAGGCGCAAGAGTTCATTAAAACACTAGGGCTTCCATTTGAGGTTAGAGACTATCAAATTGAAGCCTTTGTTCATGCTATTCGTTCTCGTCGCACCTTGCTTCTTTCACCAACCGCTTCTGGTAAGTCTCTTATTATCTACATGATTATGAGGTATATCAATGCTAAGAAAACTCTTATTATTGTGCCAACTATTTCTCTTGTTAGTCAGCTTGCCGGTGACTTTCGTGATTATGGTTTCGACTCTGATGCTAACGTTCATCGTATATTTGGAGGGCAAGATAAACATACAGACAAGCCTATCACCATCTCGACTTGGCAAAGCTTATATACATTACCTAAAGACTATTTCAGACAATTTGATGTCATCATAGGAGATGAAGCTCATCTGTTCAAGGCCAAGTCTCTTGCTGAGATTATGACTGGACTTGTGAATGCTAAGTATCGTATAGGTACAACTGGTACTCTTGACGGTACCAAGACCCATAAGTTAGTTCTTGAAGGTCTATTTGGCCCTGTTCGTAAAGTAACCACAACAAAAGAACTTATGGATGAAGGTCATGTCGCAGACTTTCTTATCAAGTGTTTGCTTCTGAAACATCCTGATTCTGTTTGTCAGGCTCTCAAAACTTCTACCTATCAGCAAGAGATTGAATACTTGGTTCTGAATGAAGCTAGAAACAACTTCATATCTAATCTTGCCCTGTCTCTTGATGGTAATACACTGGTACTCTATCAATACGTTGACAAGCATGGTCGCATCCTCCATGAGATGATAAATAAGAAAGCTAACGGCCGAAAGGTCTTCTTCGTATCTGGTGAGGTTGATGGTGATGCTCGCGAAGAAATCAGACACATCGTTGAACAAGAGAAGGATGCTATAATTGTCGCATCGTTTGGTACTTTTTCTACTGGGATCAACATTAGGAATCTGCACAATATTATTTTTGCTTCACCGTCTAAATCTAGAGTCCGAAACCTCCAGTCAATCGGTAGAGGCCTGCGAAAGTCTGAAAGTAAAGACTCAGCAACACTCTTCGATATTGCAGATGACCTGCGTCACAAAAAGCGTGACAATTACACGTTAAAGCATTTTGCAGAACGTATCAAAATTTATGCAGAAGAAAAGTTTACCTTCAAAATCTATAAGATTGAACTGAAAGGATAACAAATGTTTGAAGAAAGCGTTCAGTTCGTCCGTCTAAACACAGGTGAAGACTTAATAGCGGAAGTCACTCAAGTTCAAAATGATGATAACACACATTACGTTCTTCACAATCCTATGAAAGTTGTTTATCAAATAGGTGGTGCAAGAGCCTCTCTGACTGTATCTCTTATGCAATGGGTGTTCTCTCGCATTTGTGCAAATCAAGACTTTATAATATATCCTACCGACATCTTGACAATGAACAAGACTACCGATGATATGGAAGATTACTATTGGGAGTCCGTTGATCACTTTACAAGATCAAAAGAAAAGTTAGAAAAGAACACTGTATTTGATGATGCGGCCGAAGAGCAGAATGACCTACTTTCAGAGATTCAGAATTTAATAAAGACTACAGATAAAAGGAAGTTACACTAATGGCCATCAAGAACAAATACCTTGATCTAGATGAATCTGATGATTTTGGATTTACCTTCTCTGATGAGGAAGAGATTGTCAGCACAAACACCAACTATGCCTCACTTTCTGAAGAAGTTGATGATCTGAAACAGAGGCTTCAGGCTCTAAATAAAATCTTCTTGCCATTGCTAGAGAACCTAGCGAAGGATTCTGATAAGCCAATGATCAAGTGGCCTAACAGGAAAGAAACTATTGATAAGCAGATTAAGAAACTAAAGCAACTCACCAACGTATAACCTATCCAAATATTCATATCATGGCGGACATTGCTGTTATAGCACTCTGTCAACCCATTGTCAAGAGGTAAATTGATGGACAAGACAAAAAAACCACATTATGTAGATAATCAGAAGTTCTATGCCGAGATCGT